AAGTTGACCATAGGTGCAAATAACTATATACTTGCACTATGGCCTTATTAATAGAAAAATATAACTACGTACCCTTTAGCAGAGAAAACGTAGACGGGCGCAGACTGTATGCTACACCAGATGGTCGACGTGTCCCAAGTGTTACAACAATCCTAGACAAAACAAAACCTGAAGAAGCCCGAGCTGCACTAGCAGCTTGGCGCCGTTCTGTAGGTGAACAAAAAGCACAACAAATCACTACTGAAGCTGCTAATCGTGGCACACGTATGCACAAATACCTTGAAGACTATGTCAAGGGCGAAATGCTTAGAGAATCAGTAACAAACCCATATGCACAGCAAAGCCTAGATATGGCTAAGATTGTAATTAAAGAAGGGTTTCCTAAAATTAACGAAGTATGGGGTAGTGAAGTTCCGTTGTATTATCCCGGACTATACGCAGGTACTACTGACTGCTGCGGTGTACATGAAGATCAAGAAGCCATTCTAGACTTTAAACAAACAAACAAGCCTAAGAAATTAGAGCACATTTCAGACTACTTTCTACAGCTTACAGCTTATGCACTAGCACACAACGAAGTACATAAAACTAACATTCGTAAGGGTGTTATTCTAATGTGTAGCAAAGACTATGCATATCAAGAATTTATCTTAAAACCAGAAGATTTTGACTATTGGACAAATCAGTGGTTTGACAGGGTGGAACAGTACTACCGCGAGAACTGATAAATATCCTATATAGAGGATATTGATATGGCAGTTGTCCAGATAAGTAGAATTCAAATTCGTAGAGGTAAAGCCAATACCGGCACCGGAATCCCACAGTTGGCATCTGGTGAAATGGCGTGGGCTGTAGACACCCAAGAACTATACATCGGTAGTGGTTCAGTTTCAGAGGGTGCGCCTGCTGTTAACAACATTAAGGTTATTACTGAGCTCGATCTCAACGTAAACGGTAACATTCTTAACTTATTACAGTACATTTACAAAGCTGCTGATCCAGGAATGCAAACGGGTTCTAGCCCTAACATTCCTATTCAACGTCCTATCCAGGATCGCTTAGATGATAGAGTAAACGTAGTTGACTTTGGCGCTAACGGACTCGGTGCTGCTACAGACGATACCGCAGCACTACAACGTGCAATTGATCAATTATTCTTAAACACTACAAGAAGCAAAGCCAGTTCTGATACACCAGATGGTACAAGAAACCGTGTAACATTAGAAATGCCAGCTGGTATTTACAATTTACAAAGCACACTGTATATTCCTAGCTATGCTAGTTTAGTTGGTGCTGGTCCAGGCAAAAGTATTATTAACTTTACTGGTACAGGTGCAGCTATTAAGTTTGTTAATGATGATTCGCTTCCTGGCGTTCCAGATGACGTTTCTAATACATTAGGTAATACACAGCCTAGAAATATCTTAATTAAAGATCTAAGCATTTGGACCAATGACGAAACACAACTAGCATTACAACTAGACGTTGTTAAAGACAGCCTTTTTGAAAACTTAGAAATTAAAGGCAATTGGAACGAAACTCCTAACCAAAGTAATAGAGCAATCGAATTAAATGTAAGGTCTGGTATTGTTACATGCGAAAATAACATCTTTAAGAATATTTCTATTGAAGGTTATACATACGCTGTTTATAGTAACCAAGACATTTTAAATAACACATTTGAAGACTGCCGTTTTGACGATTGCCAATTTGGTTTCTGGTTAGGCAACATTAACGTTTCGAATATTGTTGGTCAGCAGTTTGGTCCAAGAAAGACTGTAATTGCTAACTGTTTCTTTAACAACATTAAACGCCATGCAGTATTTGTCGGCGTTGGTACAAAGAATACTATTAAAAACATTAAGATGACTAACGTTGGCAATGATGGCGGCGGCAATGCTCAAGCAATTTATCCGCAAATCTATATCACATCATATGGCAATAACGTCATTGAAATTGATTCGGACAGAGCCGATGACCTAGCAGCCGAAGTTGCTTTACCATACGTACCTGAAGTATCAGGACATGGTACTTACAAGTCTTATGGTTTGAGAAGTATTATTGTTAGTGCGTGGGAACAATACGGCACTGGATTTAGACTTCCGTTAGCCACAGCAGCCGATGGTACACCTACTGGTAATATTTCTTATGACATTGATTATATCTATAGAAGTATTAATAACTTTAGCCGTAGAGGTCAAATTAAAGTTATTGTCGATGTTAATGCGTCTGGTAGTTTAGGAATCCCAATCGTTCAACTAACTGACGATTATGAGTTTGCAGGTAGTGATAGTAATGAAGTTGCTGCATTAGCATTAGACTTTAGAGCTAGACTATTATTAGCAGACGGCACAGAGTACACAGGTGCGTTAGGCACAGTTCCTACTACATTAGCAATTCAATATGCTAATGAAACAGACAGTGGCGAATTATTGTACTCATATACTTCAACTTTCTAATCAAACACATTGACGTAAGGTAATATCTACGTATATAATTCTTTTTACTCCTGTAATAAGGTAAAAAGTGTTTCGGCTCCTATAAAAATCTACGTGCAAACCGCCGTAAATTATAGATTGTCAATAAGTTTTCCGCGGTTAGATATGATCGGTAAATACTTCCTAAACACAACATTATTCACAAGAGCGGAATGGACAGATGAGCAAAATAACAGTAATCAAAAGATCAGGAAACAGAGAGCCATTGGCTGTAGAGAAATGGCAAGCCCAAGTAGCAAAGGTCTGTAGTGGAATAGCTGATGTAAGTCAATCAATGATTGAAATTAAAGCACAGCCTCATTTCTACGATGGTATGTCTACTAGGGAAATTGATGAAGTTACATTGCGTGCTATTGTTGATCTTATTGATATCGAATCGAACCCAGACGTCGGACATACCAATTATCAATACGTAGCAGGCAAGCAACGTTTATCAATGTTACGTAAAGATGTATACGGCGACTACCAAGTTCCTCACATCTATGAAATCGTAAAGAAGAACATAGCAGTTGGTTTATATACTCCAGAGCTTCTCGAATGGTACACAGAAGACGACTGGAACAAGATGAACGACTTGCTAGACCACGACAAGGACGAAGACTATTCATATGCTGCAATTGAACAGCTAATTGAAAAGTATCTAGTTCGTAATCGTGCTACAAAAGAGATTTACGAAACTCCGCAAATTCGTTACATGATTGCAGCAGCAACGGTATTTCACAAAGAAGAACCAAATACTGCTAGGCTAAAGTTTATAAAGGAATATTACAATGCGGCAAGTGATGGACTTTTTACCTTGGCCACTCCGGTATTGGCTGGTCTTGGAACTCCTACTAAGCAGTTTAGTAGTTGCGTTCTTATTAGATCCGACGATGACCTGGATTCTATTTTTGCTTCCGGCGAAATGATGGCCAAGTATGCTAGCAAGCGTGCTGGCATTGGATTAGAAATTGGACGCCTACGCCCATTAGGTAGCCCTATTAGGGGTGGCGAAATCATGCACACTGGAATGATCCCGTTTCTAAAGAAATGGTTTGGTGACTTACGTTCATGTTCACAAGGCGGTATTCGTAACGCATCGGCAACAGTATTTTACCCTATCTGGCATCATCAGTTTGATGACCTTATTGTTCTTAAAAACAATCAAGGTACAGAAGAAACTCGTGTACGCCACATGGACTACGGTGTAGTGCTTTCTGCATTCTTTTGGAAGCGATTCAAGAATAAAGAGAATATTACATTCTTTGATCCTAATGAAGTTCCGGACCTATATGAGGCATTCTATAAGAATACAGCGTTGTTCGAAGAACTCTATGTCAAATACGAAAAGCAAGCAGGACTTAGAAAAAAGTCTATGTCCGCAGAAGAAGTTTTCAAAAGCGGTATCTTAAAAGAGCGTACTGATACGGGTCGTATCTACCTAGTGTTCATTGACAACGTAATGAACCAAGGACCATTTGATCCTGAATATCATACAATTTATCAAAGTAACCTTTGCTGCGAAATCCTATTACCTACAAAGTCTTTTAAACGTCTTGACGACGATGAGGGGCGTATTGCTCTTTGCACATTGGGCAGTATCAATTGGGGTGCGTTCCGTAACCCAGAAGATATGCGCCGTGCTTGCCGCATTTTACATCGCAGTCTAAACAACATACTAGACTATCAAGACTTCTTGAGTATCCAATCTAAGTTGAGCAACGATGAGATTCGTCCAATTGGTATTGGTGTTACTAACCTAGCATACTGGCATGCCAAGCGCGGCCATAAGTATGGCGAAAAAGACTCATTACAAGAAGTTAAGAGCTGGATGGAACACCAGATGTACTACCTAACTGAATCTAGTGTTGAACTAGCTAAGGAACGTGGTAAGTGTTTGCATAGTGATAAAACTATGTATGGTAAAGGCATATTCCCGTGGGAAAGGCGTGCCGCTGGCTCTAATGAGTTAGCAGACTTTACACCTGAACTAGACTGGGAACCATTACGTAAGGATATGATCCAATACGGTGTTCGCAATGCAACTAATGGAGCAATTGCTCCGGTCGAATCTAGCTCAGTTGTTATTAGCTCAACTAACGGTATTGAGATGCCAATGAGTTTAATTAGTACTAAGGAATCTAAAGCAGGTTCTCTTACACAAGTTGTTCCAGAATACAACAATGCAAAAGTTCGTAAGAACTATCAGCTAATGTGGGAGCAAACTGATTGCTTGCCTTACCTAAAGACTAGTGCTGTTCTACAAGTGTATATTGATCAAAGTATTTCAACTAACACATTCTACAATCCAGCACACTTTGCGGATCGTAAAGTACCAACTACATTAATTGCTAAGAACTTAATGCAAGCACAGCTATGGGGGATCAAAACATTCTATTATAGCTTGATCAACAAGCAAGGCGCTAAGGCACCTGCTGAAGTGATCGCTGAGTCATATGTTAATGGACATAATGTTGCAGGAACAAATGGGTATCACGTTGATATCGACTTAGAAGATGATTGCGAAAGTTGCAAATTATAAGCAATCAGTATTATAGGAATTAAAAATGTTAGAAACCATTTGTGATATAATGACTGATGCTTATAAGCGTAACTGGATTACGAGTCGTGATGGTAATGTAAGTATTCGTCATCACGACCGTGATCACTTTTACATCACACCTTCGGGTGTGCGTAAGCAAACACTACAACCTGATCAATTTAAAAAAATTAAAATTAATCGATCTATTCATAGTGGATTTGGAACAGCAGACTTTCTATATGCCTGGGAAGAAATGCCTTACTCAGATATTAGCAGTGCTCTTAGACCAAGTGGAGAGATTCCCTTACACTTTGGATTACAAAAAGAAATGGGCCAACACAAGGACGATGTTCGTGTAGTAGTACATGTACATCCAACATATTGTGTAGCAGCTATGCATGCCGGAATAGATTTGAGTACTGTTGTTAATAGTTTTCCAGAACTAAGTCGATATACTAAAGTTGCTCCTAACGTAGGAGATGTTCCTCCTATTAGCCAAGAACTTGCAGATAAATGTTTTGAGAAATTACAATTAGATAATCGGGGAAATATTTCATTTGATATTGTAGGTATCAAAGGTCACGGAGTAGTTGCTATCGATACTAGTCCGTGGAGAGCATATGAGCATATTGAAAGATTAGAACATATTTGCAAAATTGTTTTAGCATCTGGAAACTATGATAAATGAAAAATTTGCATGGATACCAAAGCGTGTAACTAGCGGTAAGTGGGTTTGGTTTTCTACGTATTATGAGCATATAGAATTGTATGACAGAAATACCGGCAGAGCACCTATAACAACATTTGATTTTAGATGGACTGAAACTGGTGCTGAGAAAACATGGAGAGTTTTAAAAGAGGGTATCGTACACAATCGAAACGTGTGGAATGAGCCAGAATTAACAAAAAAAGATAAACTATGAGCAAAAAACAATACGACTTATCAACAAAAACAGACTATTTGCATAGGAAGATGTTTCTAGACCCGTCTGGTCCAGTTACTATTCAACGATTTGAAGAAGTCAAATATAACAAGATTGCCGACTTTGAAAAAACAGCTAGAGGGTTCTTTTGGATTCCAGAAGAAGTTAGCTTGACTAAAGATGCAAATGACTTTAAGGAATCTAGCGATGCGGTTAAACATATCTTTACTAGTAACTTGCTTAGGCAAACTGCTCTTGACAGTCTGCAAGGCCGCGGCCCAAGTCAAATCTTTACTCCGGTCGTAAGTCTTCCGGAACTAGAAGCTCTAGTTTACAACTGGACATTCTTTGAAACTAATATTCATAGTCGTAGTTACAGTCACATCATTCGTAACATCTACAACGTGCCAAAAGAAGTATTCAATACTATCCACGACACTCAAGAGATTGTTGATATGGCAAGTTCTATCGGTAACTACTATGAAAAGTTACATCAGCTTAACTGTAAAGTAGAATCGGGTGTTATAGTAAAAGAAGACGATCACATTAAAGCAATTTATCTAGCTTTACATGCTAGCTATGCACTAGAAGCATTCCGCTTCATGGTGTCATTTGCTACAAGTCTAGCAATGGTTGAAAACAAGATCTTTATTGGTAATGGCAACATTATTAGTTTGATCCTGCAAGACGAATTGTTGCACAAGGGCTGGACAGCTTATCTAATCAATCAAGTTGTTAAAGAAGATGCTCGCTTTGCAAGGATTGCTAAAGAATGTGAAGCAGAAGTTATTCAAATTTACAAAGATGTAATTGCAGAAGAAAAAGGTTGGGCTGATTACTTGTTCCAGAAGGGACCTGTTATTGGTCTTAATGCAAACATTTTAAAAGATTTTGTTGACTACACAGCAGTTGGTGCATTAAAAGACATTGGCATTAAGTATTGGGCTCCTGCTCCAAAGACTACACCAATTCCTTGGTTCAATAAGCACAGTGACACTAGTAAGAAACAAAGCGCATTACAGGAAACAGAATCGACTAGTTATGTTATCGGTGTAATGTCAGACGTTATCGACTACAACGAATTACCAAATCTATAAGGGAAAATAATGATTACAGTATATACAAAAAGCACTTGTCCTAAGTGCGAACAGGCAAAAGCATTACTTGACAGTAAGGGTATCGAGTATGCTACAATTAACGTTGAGCAGAACCCACCAGCAAGAGAACTGCTAGTTAATATGGGACTCCGTTCAGTACCTCAAATCTTTAACGGTGATGAGTTACTAGAAGGTGGTGCTGATGGTCTGGCAGCAAGACCAGAAGAGTTTTGGACAACATTGAAGGGATAATATGTTAATTGATAAAGGCGTAGCAGAAGGCGAAGTAATCACACTTAAACTTACAAGTGGTGAAGAATTAGTAGGCAAGTTAGTTGAAGAAACAACAGCCCACTATAAACTAAACAGACCTATGGTCATTGGTATGGGTGCAAAAGGCCCAGGCCTAATGCCATACTTGTTTACAGTACATCCAGATAAGGATATCAAAATCCTTAAAGGAACAGTTGTAGTTGCAGAAGCAACTGATGCAGAATTTGCTAAACAGTTCCTAGAAAGCACATCTGGTATCAAACTAGTATAATGGCTTCTGTATCTTTAGAAGGCGATACAAATGTACACGGTGGTGCACCGTTTAATACAGGGTTATCCTCGACTGTTAAGATAGGTAACAAGGGCGTTGCCCTTGTTAACCAAACAACTAGTAGTCAAAACGACACACTTTATAATCAAGACCCTATTGGGCACTCTCAAGGTATTGCAGCTAATCAATTAGCTAGCAGTGGAAGCGGAACTGTTCGTATTGAAGGCAAAGCTGTTCATCGAATTGGAGATGCTAGACTCGACGGCACAACATCAGGGCCTGGACTTAGCACTGTTAATATAGGCTAACCAAATACATTGCGTCTAAGTCTCATTTAATTTATAATGCTTGCATGAATAAATTAATACTTACAGACGCAGACGGCGTACTTTTAGACTGGGAATGGGCTTTTCGTGTTTGGATGCTAGAACGCGGATACACCCTTACAGATGATCACAAGAACAGTTATTATCTGCACCACCACTACAACGAACTCACACAACCTGAAGCTAAAAAGCAAGTGAAGATTTTTAACGAATCTGCTGCTATTGGCTTTCTTCCTGCCCTGCGGGATAGTGTTCATTATGTTAAAAATCTTCATGAAGAACACGGGTACCAATTTAGAGTTATTACTAGCCTTAGTCTAGACAAAAATGCACAAAAACTACGCGAAATGAACTTGCGTAAAATCTTTGGCAACGCTATTGAAACTGTAATCTGTTTAGATACTGGTGCTGACAAGGATCAAGCACTTGCTCCTTACAAAGATAGCGGAATGTTTTGGATTGAAGACAAACCCGAAAATGCCGATGTTGGCTATAAACTAGGGCTTAAAAGCATTCTAGTAGAGCACGGGCACAATATGCATCACGAATGCCCGTATCCTGTAGTTAAAAACTGGAAAGAGATCTACTCAATCATTGTCTAACACCCTGCTAGACTCACATAAATACACTATTATTGGTTTATGGAGTTAATATGGCAAATGGTGTTTTAGGTGCGTGGGATCTGTTACCAGGTGTTCCGCAAGCAATCTATGTATGTAACAACGATCAAGCAACGGTTCTAACACTTAATTTTGTTAATCGAAGCAATGTTCCTGCAGACGTTCGAGTATCTATCGGTACTGGCGGTTCAGTGCAAAACGCAGCAGAATTTTTAGAGTTTGACACACAAGTTGAACCTAAAGGTGTTCTTGAAAGAACTGGTTTAATTGTTGGACCAGGCATGTATCTTGTTGTAACAAGCGATGCACCCGACTCAAATGCTAACTGCTGGGGAGTTGAAGTAGGAACACAGCTTACTTCTGCAAACATTACACAAAATACAGGAACAGCACCTACTTGGGTTACAGCAGCTGGTTCGTTAGGAACTATAACGGTTGGGACTAACGAAATCGAATCTTTACAGTTATCTGCTACACATCCAAACCGTTCCACTTTACAGTACTCTGTAACCAGCGGATCATTACCGGCTGGAATGTTTTTACAATCAGACGGCCTTTTAGTTAACAGTGGTACTACAACATATACTAGTGGTACTACTGGACAAACTACAAACTTTGATATAACTGCATCAAATGGTACTAACACTTCGGTTAGATCATTTTCTATTACTAAAAAGTGGTATGATGGTAGTAGTTCTACTTTGGCAGCAAAAGATGCTGTTTCTTTAAAACTCCATACTGGACTAACCACTAATGGAAACTATTGGATTAACTTACCAACAGTTGGACCGACTTTGGTTTATTGTGACCTAAGTACAGATAATGGTGCATGGATGAGATTAGCGTATGCCGGATCTGTATCCGGTGTTGGAAATAGCAATCATATTGTGTTCCATCAATTTGGCAACGTAGGTTTTTCTCGATCATACGGGGACGTTTCCTTTAGTCGATTTGATCTTGCAAGATTAATGGGCGCCAGTGCAAACTCAAGACTAATGTGGCGTCGATCTACTGATAACAACGTTATTTTAATCCATAATATGGGTGAACTTTGCAATCGTATCCCTGGTGCTATTCGTGCTGGAAATATGGATATGAATGGCACTGGTGCAGGATTTCCAATCAGCGAAATGAAAATGTCTATTACTGGTCCAACTGGTCTAGTATCGAGAGCAGTTGGTACGGGCAGATATGAAAATGGTCCAAGCTATCCTGGTATTGCATGGAACTCTACATACAATAACAACAGTGACAACGTTGGTTCGTTCACTACATTCTTAAACCGTCGTTCAATCATTTATTGGGAAACAAATGGTCCACAGTCTAACGGACAATGGTTCCACGGTGACCCATTGCAGCTAGGACCTGCACGTGGCCCAACATTCGGTCAAGGTAAATTAGATATTGAAGTTTATTTTATGCCTTATTAATCTAGCCAGAACTGTTGATTTTAATTCAACAGTCTGCTAAATTAACACAGTAGAGTGAATATAACTCACAATTAAGGAGAAATAAATGGCTACCAATATTAATAGACACCCAGAATTTGCAGCACTAGTTGAGGCTATGGAAGGCGACTTTGAAAAGTTTTATGACAAAGAAGTTGGCGCAGCAGGTACTAGAGTTCGCAAGCACTTACAAGAGCTAGCAAAGCTATGTAAAGAAATCCGTAACGACGTTACCGCAGTTAAGAACGCACGTAAAGAAGCATCTGGCAAATAATCATTGACCTAATCCAAAATTGGCAGTATAATACATGTTATATTAACAATTTTGGATTTTTCATGAGTATGCATTTAGAAGGCCCGTGGCTTAGTACCACTGGCAAGAAAAAAGGCAAGAAAAAGTTCAAGAGTGCAGCACACGCAGCAAAAGCTCGCGAACTTGATGCAAGTTGGGAAGAACTTAAAAAGAAGTACGAAACCAAGGTAACTCCTAAGGCAGTACGTACTCAACTTCCAACGGACCATAAGCCGTTTCGTAGAGAAACACCGTATATTCCGAGCCTTAACAGTGCGGATGCTAATGGTGTTGCTACTAAGGCACCGGAAAAGATTTATACAGGGACCAGCATTGTTGGGATCGCAACCATGCATAAAAGCAATGCTGTTCCTGTGTTTAATAGCCAAGACGCCGTAGATATTTCCAAGATGCGGCGTTAAGGCAAAACTGTTAGTTTTTCCAGGTATTAATTTGGGATAACTATATATTGCACCAAAGGGTTTTGGTGTAAGCAGTAAGGCTTTTAACGCACGAGGAGATGTATCGGAGCCGTATAAAGAGGGGAACTAGCGATTCCCTTATCCAGCGTAAAGGAGAAAAAGATGATACGCATTATCAAAATTTTTGTTTCACTAGTTGCCTTGGCACTAGTAACATTTGTGGGGTATAAAGCAGTTAGCTATAAATTAGATACCCTTAAGACAGCTCGAACAGAAACGAGCCAAATTACAGCAGACATGCGTCAAAAGCAATTAGATTGTCTAGCTCGTAATATCTATCACGAAGCAGGCTACGAACCATTTGAGGGTAAAGTAGCAGTTGCACAAGTTACAATCAACCGTACAGAATCAGGACAGTTTCCTAGCGATATCTGCAAGGTTGTTTATCAAAAGAACGTAGTGTACGAAAAGGTACTTTGCCAGTTTAGCTGGTACTGCGATCAAGCTTCTTTAAAAAAACCAATGAACGGACCTGTTTACACAGAGTCAATGGAAGTAGCAAAGAAAGTTTTGCTAGAAGGATTCCGCATCGACAGTGTTAAATCAGCTCTATATTTTCATGGAGACTATATTCAACCAGGTTGGAATAGAGTACGTGTAGCAAAAATTGGCCGTCACATTTTTTACAAGTAAGAGGATATAATGAATACAGAACAAGTTAAGAAGTTTGCCAGTGATTTGTTTAATGCAGATCTTTGGGTTAAAAACATCAAAGAGCACGCACCGCATATTAGTGCAGAAACGGCTGGATGGATTGCAATTGTTTTGTTCAATTTAGCGACAATTCCTACATTAGTTGCTATACTTACAGGACTAACTGAAAAAATGCCACCTGTTGATATGGTGCTTTTTAGCTGGTTAGGACTATTTTTGTTTTTTATTAAATCAGTTATTCAGAAGGATTTACTGAATATTGTAACAATCGGACTTGGGTTTTTTGCTCAGGCTGGGCTACTGGCGTTGATTGTTTTTAAATAAATACAAAATAACATTTTAGGAGCATACAATGCCATCAGGATTCGTACAAGATACAAACCAATTAAGCCCAAATCTATACAGAGTAGTTATCGATTTGTCCGGCTACCCAACTACAGACGGTAACACAAACGGAGCCGTTAGCCCAACTAGTTCAGATAACGTAGGATCTGGAGTTAACCAAATTTCAGCAAAGCCAACTTCATTAGCAGCAGGTAAACAACGTGCTCGCGGAAATATGCGTTTCCGTAACATCATTAACCGTCTAAGCGGTATTGGCGATTGTCAAATTTTAGACGTCGAAGTTGGCGGACAAACTGACGGTGATAGTCAAGCAACAAGTTTGGCATTTACTGTTAAGTATGAGCGTCCACAGGACTTGCTAAATGCTATCAGAACAGCAGTTTTTGCAGAATCTGGTTCATACAACAACGCAGGCAGCGTAGCAATCACTACTATTTTACTAGGTCTAGAAGAACTAGTTGTTCGTGGTGTGCGCGATGCAACAACAGCTAACGCTCGTGTTTATAACGGAACAGCCGGAACTGATAACCAGTTGTCGATTACTGTTGAAGCACCTGACACAGCATCTAACGTTTTAACTGATGTTACTGTTGCATTGATTGACGGTACTGAATTAACTACAGCTGACGAAGCTGGTTCAGCAGAATAAGGATTTTATGATTTTAGCTTGGTTGTTACTTCTAACTGGTTTAACAATCTCAGCGGTCGCAATTTACTACTCTGTAGTAGGTTTGGCCGCTATTTTCTCTGCGGCAGTTATTCCAATTTATATTATGGGATCTGCACTAGAGGTTGCCAAACTAGTTTGCGCCAGTTGGTTAAAAGCCAATTGGGATAAAGCACCTACTCTGTTAAAGACTTACATGTCCGTAGCGGTAGTAGTACTCATGTTAATTACTAGCATGGGTATTTTTGGATTCTTATCAAAAGCACATAACGACCAAAACTTAGTAAGTGGCGATGTTCAAAGCAAGATTGCAATCTATGATGAAAAGATTAAAACTGCTAAAGATAACATCGACGCTAGCCGTAAACAACTTAAACAAATGGACGAAGCCGTTGACCAAATTATGGCACGTTCAACCACCGAAGGCGGAGCCGATAAGGCAAATGCTGTTCGTAGAAGTCAGCAGAAAGATCGTGTTGCATTAGCCAAAGATATCGAAGCTAATCAGAAACTTGTTGCCAAACTTAATGACGAAGCTGCCCCTATAAGAGCAGAGATACGTAAAGTAGAAGCCGAAGTAGGTCCGTTAAAGTATATTGCTAAATTTATCTACGGTGATAACACTGACGAGAATATGCTTGAGAAAGCAGTTACGTGGGTTATTATCTTAATTGTTATTGTATTTGATCCATTAGCAGTTATTATGCTCTTAGCTGCACAGATGACGTTTGCATGGCACAATCGTAATAAAGATCCACTAGCAGAAGAAGAACTATTGCACGATACTGTTCCTTTGTATGTTGCTGATGTAGGTGAGAAACCAACTCAAGAAGAGTTGGCAGAAATTAATATTCCCGAAGAAGTTAAAGTAACTGAAGAATTAACTCCATTAGATCAGTGGAACAAAATGATTGAAGAAGCAGAAGCTGAAGTTGCTAAACAAGTAGAAGAAACTACTATGCAAGATAGACTAGCTACTGGTGAATCTTATATTGACGGAAACGGAAACGAAGTTAAATTAGAAAATGAAATAGCATCATTGGAAAGACCAGGCGACTACTTAACCCCACCTGAAGAGGCTTCAAAAAAAAAGACGTACATGACGAAGGACGACAAGGGACAGACACAGATCAAGAGCAGGTCGTAACAGACTATGTTCAAAACGCAGAGCAAACTGAAGGTTCAATTTGGTCTAGAATAAATGAAAACGTGTTTGGAAAATCCAAAGACGAATTGTATAGATTGTACGGTGCAGGAGCCTTTAAGACCCTAGAAATTAATCAAGAAACAGATCCTGAATTATTCAAATTTGTTAAAGAAACATTATCTAAAGGTCCAAAGTTCAGCAACTATACATCTATCAAACTTGAACAATTTTTAAGTAGGATATATGAACTTAGGAAAGATAACAGTAATAACACCGCCGGATAAACTATTCAATTTGAATCTAAGCTATCTGTTGGTCAAACCTTCGAGCACGGTAAAACAGCAATTTCAAGCTATCTTAAGCAGAAGCATCGATGATTTAAATATCTTTATCTTCGATGACGAAGAAACTGATATTAGTTGGATGCTTAGTGTAGCACAACAAGTAGATGTAGTAATCATTGATATTGATCATTGTGACCCTATTACAAAAAGTTTTGTCACATTTCTCCTTGCACAACCTAACGCACACTATATAACTAAAGACGAGACGACTCCTTATAACCTAATTTCTAAAAACAGAATTTGGGACCTGGATAGTATCGTTGAACAGTTCGCCGAAGAAGAAGACGATGATGAAGAGGATGACGATGGCATACAATAAAACAAAAGGTACTGGTATTACAGTTAAAGATTACGAAAACATTAATCAAGCCCTACGCCGATTTAAGCGTAAAGTTGAAGACGCAGGGACTTTGGATGTTTTACGAAGCAAAGAGCATTACGAGAAGCCAACCACTGCTCGTAAGCGTGCTAAAGGTGCTGCAAAAGCACGTTGGCGCAAGAAGCTCGAAAAAGAAAGCCTACCACCAAAAATGTATTGACATTTACTACTGTTTTTGCTATAATTAAAGCTCTTATAATAATGAAAGAGCATAAATGGCAAATACAGACGTAATGATCGATTTAGAAACATTGGCGACATCTTCGGATGCCGCCATTCTTACTATTGGAGCAGTGAAATTTGATCCTTTTGGTAAAGACCTTCAAGAACCTGCAATGGACACATTTTATGTCAAAGTCGATATTGATAGCTGCGATGCACTTGGTCTAGCAACTAGCGAAGACACTATTGCATGGTGGGCACAACAAGAACAAGCAGCACAAGACGAAGCATTTAATCCTGATGGTCGCATTCACATTAAGGATGCGTTTGATCAATTGTATAAGTTTTGCTGGGGTGCTAGACGTGTATGGTCCAATGGTGCAGGCTTTGACATTGTTATTTGCGAAAATGTTTTTAAGAAACTACAAAAGGCAGTTCCGTGGAGTTTCTGGCAAGTGCGAGATGTACGTACTGCATTTGACCTAGGCATTAACCCACACCGCCCTCCAGTTCTTAAACATCATGCGTTAGAAGATGCATGGAATCAAGCAGTTGGCATTCAGAATGTTTATAACACACTACGCAGCTCTACAACTTCTGAAGGCAAGTACATTTCACCATTTTCGAAAGTGACTTAATGAATACATTAGAAACAGTTTCTGGAAAGAAGATTGATATTACAAATCCTTCGCCGGACGCTATTGAAATTACTGATATTGCATGGGCCCTTAGTCGGTTGCCTAGGTTTAGCGGCCATAGTATACCTTACATACCTTATTCCGTAGCACAGCATTGTATCCAAGTTGCTAAAGAATTAAGACCTTACGGTCCAAGATTTCAAATGCATGGATTGTTGCATGATGCAGCTGAGGCATACATAAACGACTTGCCTAGTCCAGTAAAGCATCTTCCTGAGATACATGCCGTTATTAGTAAGTTAGAAACCCGCCTAATGCTAACAATCTACGAAGCGTTGGGCATAGAACCGCCTACTGAAGATGAAGAAATGATAGTTAAATTGTCTGATAAAAATCAGCAAGCAGTTGAAGCATATAATTTTATGTACAGTAGGGGCAGTGATTGGAACTTGCCAAAAGTTGATTTTAAGAAGTTACAAGAATTTGAAGACCCTATGACTAGTGTGCAAGCATACGACAAATTTTTAGAATTTTTTAAATTTTTAACCACAGAATTAAACAAGCAAGGTTCTGTGAGATAAATAATTTTGTAGGACGCTTCGGGTTCTACATTATTCTTGCTTAATTTAAGGAGAAAACAATATGAGCAAAATCATCGGTATCGACTTGGGTACAACAAATAGCTGTGTATCCGTATTAGAAAATGGCGTAGCCAAAGTTATTGAAAACTCAGAAGGCGCACGCACAACACCATCAATCATTGCATACACAAAAGACGAAGTCTTAGTTGGTGCAACAGCAAAGCGACAAGCAGTTACAAATCCAAAGAACACACTTTACGCAGTTAAGCGTTTAATTGGTCGCAAGTTCGAAGAAAAAGAAGTACAAAAAGACATTGACCTAATGCCTTACTCCATCGTTAAAGCAGACAACGGTGATGCATGGGTTGAAGCAAACGGTGAAAAGATTGCACCTCCACAAGTAAGTGCAGAAGTACTTCGAAAGATGAAAAAGACTGCTGAAGACTATCTCGGTGAGCCAGTTACTAAAGCAGTTATTACCGTTCCTGCTTACTTTAACGACAGCCAACGTCAAGCAACTAAAGATGCTGGCCGTATTGCAGGTCTAGAAGTTCTTCGTATTATTAACGAGCCAACAGCCGCAGCTCTTGCCTATGGTGTTGATAAACAAGATAAGAAAGATCGCAAGGTTGCAGTTTACGACTTGGGCGGTGGTACATTTGATATTAGTATTATCGAAATTGCTAACATTGATGGCGACAAGCAAATTGAAGTATTGTCAACAAACGGTGACACATTCCTAGGCGGTGAAGACTTTGACCAACGTCTAATGGACTACCTTGTTGATGAATTCAAGAAGGATAACGCAATTGATCTTAAGAAAGACATGCTAGCACTACAGCGTCTAAAAGAAGCTGCTGAAAAAGCAAAGATTGAATTGTCTAGCGCACAAAGCACTAGCATTAACTTGCCATACATTACAGCAGATGCAAGCGGTCCTAAGCACATGAACGTTACTATCAGCCGTGCTAAGTTTGAAGCAATGGTTGAAGAACTAATTCAGCGTTCAATCGAGCCTTGCAAGGTTGCTATGAAAGACGCAGGCGTTAGCCCAAGTGACATTGACGAAGTTATCTTAGTTGGTGGTCAAACACGTATGCCTAAAGTACAAGAAGCAGTTGAGAAACTATTTGGCAAGGCACCACGTAAGGATGTTAACCCAGACGAAGCAGTTGCCGCAGGTGCTGCTATCCAAGGTGCTGTGTTAGCAGGTGACAAGACCGACGTTCTGTTGCTAGACGTTACACCACTTACACTTGGTATTGAAACAATGGGCGGTGTGTTCACAAAGCTAATTCAAAAGAACACAACAATCCCAACTAAACATTCGCAAGTGTTCTCAACAGCAGATGACAATCAGCCAGCTGTTACTATTAAGGTAGCACAAGGCGAGCGTGAACTGTTTAAGTACAATAAGTTGCTAGGTGAATTTAACCTTGAAGGCATTGATCCAGCACCACGTGGTATGCCTCAGATTGAGGTTACACTAGACATTGATGCCAACGGTATCTTAAATGTTAGTGCTAAGAACAAAGCTACTGGCAAGGAAAACAAGATTACTATCAAGAGCGATAGTGGTCTAAGTGAAGAAGAAATCCAACGCATGGTTCGTGAAGCGGAGGAAAATGCCGAAGCAGATAAGAAAGCTAAAGAGTTAATCGAATCCAAAAATTCTGCCGAAGCACAATTACATTCTGTTAATAAGGAATATGATAAGTTCAAAGACCAATTAACAGAGGAAGAACGTACTAAGTTCGATGAAGCAGTTAAGGCAGTTAATGATGCATCATCGGGCGAAGACGTAGAGGGTATTACTAAGTCGATCAATGACTTGTTTGAAGCTGCACAGCCTGTATTCTTGAAGAAGCAAGCAGCAGAATCAGCACAAGCAGAAGCTGCACAAAAAGGTGAGCAAACTGTTGATGCTGAGTTCAAAGAAGTTGACTCTGGCGACAAGAAGTAATATAATAGAAGCGTAGGGTGCTCGAGTGAGGCCCTACACAGTTCTTGCTTAATAAAGGAGATCTAAAATGAGTAACTTAAGAACTATTGACGCGGCAGCTCTTGCCCACTTAAACAGAGCATTAGTAGGATTTGATCGTGTATTCAACGATCGCTTTTTTGAAGGACGTACTACAAACTATCCTCCACATAACATTGTGAAGTATAGTGATACTGAGTATGCAATTGAAATTGCGGTTGCTGGTTTCTTAAAAGAAGAAATTACGGTCGAAGTTGATCAAGACCAACTAAAGGTACGTGGTGTTAACAGTGTTACTGAAAGCAGAAATGTAGAATATCTACATCGCGGTATTGCTTCACGTGACTTTGAGCAAGTTTATACTCTTGCTGAGTATATGGTTGTCAAGGACGCAGAGGTCAAGGACGGCATGCTTATTGTTAGCATTGAGCGTGTTGTTCCAGAGGCACTCAAACCTCGCACTATCGAAATCAAATAAATGTAAATAACCCAGGGGGAGAAAACTCCCCCTACTGTGGAGAATTAAATGCCTAGTACTGATATCCAATTAGACGAAAAAATTAAAGTAACTGCCCAAGAGCCTAAGCGTTGGAAAGTTGTTATCCTTAACGACGATTCTACCCCTATGGATTTTGTTATTTCTGTGCTAATGGAAATCTTCAAGCACAATCCAGATTCTGCTAAACATGTTACTCTCGAAATTCACGAAGAAGGCAGCGGTATTGCAGGAATCTATAGTTTTGAAATTGCAGAAGTAAAAGCAGTTGAAGCTACCAATCAGGCTAGACAAAGTGGTTTTCCTCTCCAAATCAAACTAGAGGAAGAATAATGGATAATTTGAAAGAGCTCACATGGGCCTCTCATAGGGAAGCAGAAACTTCCCCTTTTGTAAAAGTTTTATTTTCGGGAAAGATTGATCCGAAGCTGTATGCTACATACTTAAAAAATCAACACCCTATGTATGAGGTGCTTGAAGTATGTGCAATGCCTCATCAGTTGTTTCACGGAATTCCTGAGATTCGCAGAGCACCTGCAATATTGTCTGACTTTGTTGAATTATGGGGTGCTGACAATCCTGAGTCTCCGATAATGTGTCCGGTTGTAGAAGAGTATACACAATATATTCTTAGCATAAAGGATGACCCTAAGAAGCTAATGGCACACATCTATGTACGTCACTTCGGTGATCTAAGCGGTGGACAAATGATTTCAAAACGTGTGCCAGGTAGCGGCAAATACTATCAGTTTGGCGACAATCCAAACAGTATTAAAGAAGCAATTCGCCCACGCCTTTCAGACGATATGGCTGACGAAGCAAAAGTCTGTTTCGATTTTGCTAGACGTTTGTTCGAAGAACTAAACGAGGTTGCAAAAAAATATGAGTAAGGTATGGGACACGCTAATTGAAATTCAGCACCTACTAGAAGAAAGTTTTAATGGAACAGGTAGAGAAATCAGTGAACCGGGTATGGATAGGTTTAACCAGCCTGGTTGGGTTAATCGCGTTTGGACCTCTGACCGGTATCGTCGTGCTCATATTGATGTGGTTGATGCTAGAGAAACTAAAGGTCTTTGGATGATGCATTGTTGCATCTTCCCGCACACACATAACCCAGCACCAATTTACGGATTTGACGTTATTGCAGGAAAGAATAAAATTACCGGATGCTTTCACGATTTTAGCCCTGCTGGTGATAGCGAACATCCGCTCATTGATTGGTTTGCTGAACAAGCATTAGAGCTACAGTGGAATAAAACCCGCAAACTACCCGACTGGGCTGAACGCATCTTTACAGGTAGTATGATTGCCGCAGGCAACGTAAGTAAGGAAGAAGAGCTCGATCAGATATTTTCTATTGCTAACCGTACTATCACGCATTATCTATCCGCAGTAGGCGAAACTAACCATACTGCCCGTGATACTACAGAATCACAGAACTATTACGCACAGAATCAAAAACAAAACCCGCATACTCCACGAGTAATGGCTAGTTTAGGCCTGAATGAAGAGGATGTGGGTATCTTTATCCAAGAATGTTTGTTTCCTGAAATAAAATAACGGTTTTCTTGCTCTAGAGCAAAGAAAAAAGCTATACATAATTCGCTCCCGGTCAAGTCGTAAATATAATACGGATTGTCGGGAGCGAACCATATGTCCAAAACAAAACAGGTAATAGCATTACTATTGTTGCCTTCGGTCTGTCTATCAGCGCCGCTAGGTGATTTTACATTTAAGAGTCCTGCATTTACAGGAGCCGGTTACAGTAGTCATGTCTTAACTATTGAAAACCAAGAAAGAACACGCCAAAAAGAACGTGAAGACAAAGTCCAAGCGGCTATTGATAAAGCTGCATCTGACGCTAAAAACACAAACCTTGCTAAGTTCTTAAGCAACTTAGAATCGCGTATCTACGCACAAATTAGCCAAAACGTAGCAACAGCAATGTTTGCTAATAATAGCTGTAGCATTAACTCTGCTAATTGTCAAGGTAGCATTAATTTCCAAGGGAATACAATCAGCTGGAGCCGTGTAGCAGATGCATTTAACTGCACAGGTTCTGCTAACGGAACTTGTATTCAACTAACAGTTGCAGATCCAAGCGGTTCTACAACAAACATCTATGTTCCGTTAGAATCATTCCAGATGCCAGGGAGTTAATTAAATGAAAAAAACATTATTATCTCTTGCAATTTTATCAGCGTTATCTGGATGTGCTGTAATTCAAACAACAGGTTTAACAGAGTCTGATCCTACAGTAACTACTCAACGTGAAAATGTTAAGAAAGAATTTGATGCTATTCCTGGCCCAGCAGCTGGTAAGCCATTAAGTGTAGCAGTATACAACTTTACTGATAAGACTGGACAGCGTAGACCACAGGCTAACATTGCTAGCTTATCAACAGCAGTTACACAAGGTTCAGAAACATTCTTAATTCAAGCACTACAAAATGTAGGTCGTGGAGAGTGGTTTGACGTTGTTGAACGTGTAGGCCTTGATAACTTAACAAAAGAACGATTGATCATTCGTCAAATGCGTGAAGCATACGAAGGTAAAGAAGCAAAGCCTTTATTACCTATGCAATTTGCAGGCATTATTTTAGAAGGCGGTATTATAGGGTATGACCAAAGCACAACAAGTGGTGGAGCAGGCGCAAGGTTGTTAGGCATTGGAAAACAGACTCAATGGTCGACTGATACTGTGACAGTAAGTTTACGAGCAGTTAGCGTAAACACTGGAAAAGTATTAGCAAGTGTAACAGTACAAAAGACAATTCTAAGTTCAGCTGATAGCGTGTCTGCTCTTAAATTTTATGACGCAGGTACAAAAGCATTTGAAGCAGAAGCAGGCTTAACAATTAACGAGCCAGGCACTTATGCTACAAAAGCAGCAGTTGAAATGGCGGTTGTAGAATTGATTAAGGAAGGACAGCGTAAGGGTGTTTGGGATTTCAAACAAAAAATAATAATTAACGAAAACCAACAATAAGGTGTAATTCACCAAGGAGCGAAAATATGTATAGAAAGGATATTAAGTTAATGGCATTTGTTGCAAGTGCTATGTTCTGGGGGTCCGGTTACGCAGCTGACAATAGCATTTATATTGATCAGTCAGGTGATAACTCAACAATTACCATGACACAAGACGGAGCTGGCAACAAAGTCAAAGGCATTTTAATTAACGGAACTGCGGGCGGAACTACGGATCCTGCTAAGTTAACAGGAAGCGCACAAACTGTTAATATTGAACAGACTGGTGCGACTAACGTGCTTGCGTTAGGCATTAACTCAACACAGGGTGGTACCGTTAGTGGGTATGCTAACATTGGTGTAAATTTAAATTATCAAGTAAGTGATGGTGGTAACACTGGTTACATTAACATTAACAACAATGGCCTAGGCACAGCCTCAGGCAATGTAGTTGGAATTAATCAAAGTGGTGGCGGTGCTACTACTATATTAAACATGACTGGAACTAGCAATAGCTTGTCAGTCGTTCAATCCGGTGGAGCAAACAATAGTTTCACAGGAACTATTAATGCAGATGAAACTGTAGCAACAGTAAGCAATACAGGCGGTGGTGGCAATTCAACAACACTAGACATGACTGGAAACAAAGGTCAAGTAAGTGTAACAACTGTAGGTGCTACTAACACAACAAGCATTACACAAAGCGCATATGGTTCTACTGGCGCACAAGTAATCGTTGACATTACTGGATCAGGCAATGATACAACAATTACACAAAGCGGACTGTTTGATCATTACGCTAAGTTAACAGTAGTTGGAAGCGGCAACAATTTTACACTAGCACAGTCTGGTGGCGCTGGCCCAGGACATCATATTACTATGAATGTTACTGGTAGTACAAATACTATGAGCGTTACTCAACAAGGTACAGTATCTAATTTAGTTAATATGGCAGTTACAGGTAGTAGCAATTCCTACACTATTATACAGAAAAACTAAGAGGTTAGAATGAATGTATGGGCAGCATTATTACTTGTTCCGTTTTTAATATCGAGTGCTTATGCAGCAGTTGGTAAAGTTACGGAACAGGTAAATGCACCACCGACAATTCAACGTGATAAGTCTACTATAACAGCAAGCAAGGGTACTGGCGTTGAAATGAATGACGCTATTAAAACCGCACAAGGTAAAGTAGGCATTACGTTTGAAGACGACACTAAGGTGCAAGTCAACGAAAACTCTAAACTTGTAATTGACGACTTTGTATACGATCCGAAAAGTAAATCAGGAAAACTAGGTGCCAAAGTAGCACTAGGAACAGTTCGTTATGCAAGCGGACAAATTGCTAAAAATTCGCCACAAAACGTTGCGCTTAATACACCTAGTGCTACTGTAGCTGTTCGTGGAACTGACTTTACTGCTACTGTAGACGAATTGGGCGAAAGCACAATTATCTTATTACCTAGTTGCCCTAATGATAGACCAATGCGTTCTAGAAGAGATATCGAAGCAGGTTGTAAAACAGGAACTATCGAAGTATCTAACGATGCAGGTGTTGTAATCTTAAACCAACCGTTCCAAGTAACTAAAGTCCAAAGTAGAAACCAACCTCCAACACCTCCTAAGGTATTAGAATTGTCAGAGATGGCTATTAGCAACTTACTAATCCTTAGTCCTCCAAACGAAGTAAAACAAGCTATAAAGGAACAGCAAAAACTATTCAACCCGCTTGATTTTGATTTCTTAAAAGAAAAGGGTTTAGAAAATTGGCTTGATGTGCAGTCAAGTCAAATGTATGAGGATAAGCTAAAACGAAACTTTTTAGATAACGGATTCCTTGCTAGTTTGTTCGATGTTATTGGTAATGCGTTAGATGAAAAGTTTTTAGAGCCAGTCGACCCTGTGTTACCTGACTATAGAAAGTCAAGTGGCATTGTTGCTTACAAAGATGAAATGACTGTTGGATTATGTCGAGATAATGGAGCAGATGTACAATGTGTTACAACGCCGTTAACACAAAACTCAACAATTTATCAAACACAAGGTAACATTGAATTTAAGAACCGTGTTAATCAAGGCGGCAATACTATTATTACGTTGATACAAAAATGAAAAAGTTAGTAGCATTATTACTCTTAGTTGTTGGAAATGTTTTTGCGTTTGATAGTACATCGGATTATAACTCAGCCAACATGAGCTATCCGGCTAATAGTACAATTAGTCAATATGTTGTGTTCAATAGCACAATGCAAGCCGGCGGCAAAATTACATTTAACGTAGACGCACACGCCGGTGGTGGCCGCCCATTACAACACGATACTGGTAACTTAAAATTAGAATTCTATAATGCCAGCGGTGCATTGTTAGGTACAGTACAAACTAACTTTGCAGCAAACTTATTACAAATGGATGCTTGGTCTGCTGCACCAGGCGACAATTCTGCTCCATGGGTAAATTTAAATTTAGAAACAACAACTTGTGGTAGCGTAGGATCTTGCTCTAACGTGTCTTACATGAAAGTTATTATGATCGGTACAGATACATCATGGTGGGCAGGTAACTATGGTCCGCAGTGGCGTATTCCTAGTGTAACATTTAATGATGGTGCAAACATTCTGTATAATCCAGAGTTTGGTAGCTATAACGGCACAATGGCACAAGGTTGGACAAGTAGTTCAGGGTGGGGTGCTTGCGGAACAACAAGCGGATCAGTAATGTGTACAACAACAGCCGCCGGTGTTACTGTAAACATGCACTCTACAGGATATGATGCAACCGGCGGAACAACGAGTTCTCCGGCAGGTGGTTACAGTTCTACCTTGTCGGCAAGTAATCCAACAGGGTCGACTACAACTACAACTACACAACCTGCTGCACCGGCGTTCGACGGAACCATTACACAAGTTAATAATCCCACTTCAGATGTTATTACTAGTGGTTCAACTAGCACAGCAGGATTTACTGGCACACAGCAAACAAGAGTTGATGCATGGACAAACAGCACGCAATCAAAGAATAACGTGTTATATATTACACAAACTTACGGGGCAAACAACAATGTCACTATTACACAATCTGGACAAAAGAATAGAATTGACTTTACAATGGGCGGTAATAATAACATTGTTAATAATACACAAACTGGATCTAACTATCTTAAAGAAACAATTCCAGGTTGGGGTAACAATGTTACTACCAATCAAAGCAATACAAATTTAACTAACTATGCTGAAACCAAAATACAAGGTAACGGCAATACTGTTAATCATCAGCAGATTGGTCCAGGAAATCACATATTGTTTAATACAATTACTGGAGACATTAACACGGTCAATACTACTCAAACAGGATCTGCAGGTCATTACGCAGAAACTAAATTGACTGGTAATTGGAACAATGTTACAGTTAATCAATCTGGCAACACTCAAAATAAAGCAAACATAGACTTGACTAATGCCGGCGGTGCAGCCAGTGTAGATCTAGGTCAAACAGGCGGAAAAAGCTTCACTATTATTCAAAGCTGTGTAAATCCCGCCGGTTGTATTACAGTTGTACGTCAGTAAGTTAATTTCTAAACAAATACTTCTTATGTAAGAGTAGTCTTGCTTTATTGTATTGAATGGCCGTAATAACTAACCCTGCTGGTTGGTTACTCCCTAGGAATATTTGTATCGATAAATAATGATATGAAAATAAACGAACTATTCAGCAAAGAGTATCCTATTACGTGGAAACGTAACAGGGCATATTTTAAAACAGCAAACGGGCGACCTGGAGTTGTAATGTTTGATTCTGACGAACCGGCCGAAGGCGATTACTCATTAGTTGACATTGAGTTTAGCATACAGGATGAATTTGGAGTAACTGGACAGGGAGATGCTAGTTCGATTTTTGCCACTGTTTTTACTGCAATCAGAGAATACATTGCAAACAATAGCCCAGACTTTATAACCTTTGATGCTAAAGAACCTAGCAGACAAAAACTATATAATCGCATGGTAACTAGACTACCTGGCTATCAATTAGTAAAAGCAGACCCGTATAGAATTCCAGTACAATTGCCTATGCACTTTGATGAAACTAGTTTCATGTTAGTTAAGAACAGTATTGCAAGTAGTTTATGATTAAGAAAATCCTTCTAAGCCCATGGACTGCTCTAGCAACCTTAGCGTTGGTAGTGGGCGTAAGAGTTGCAGATCCCACGTTTATTGAAAGCGTAAGATTACGCTATTTTGACACATTAATTACAGCCAAAGAACCTACGTATAATAACATTGTAACTGTAAATATTGATGAGCCTAGTTTAAACAAATATGGACAGTGGCCATTACCAAGGGCAAAGTACAGTGAAATTATACGAGATTTATATCAGAGGGGAGCAGGCCTTGTTGTACTTAACGTACTCATGCCAGAACCAGACCGTACTGGTGGCGACAACAGCCTGGGTCAAACTTTAAAAGAGTTTCCTGTTGTTTTAAGTTCAACGCCTTCGCAGCAAACTAAAAACTCTCCGCGTGTTCCTGGATCAGCAGTACTAGGTCCTGAACACTTAGATCAGATTATTCAATATCCGGGTCTAATTGCCAATATTCCTGTGCTAGAAAATTCAGCAGCAGGTGTTGGTATTACAAATACACTTCCAGAA